ACCGTCGCCAACGGGGCCACGACGGGCAAGGAAGCGGCGATCGGGATGCCGGCGAACTTGCTCCCCGTCTGCATGGCAATCCACGTCACCGTGGCCTCCACGAACGCCTGCGCGCTGTTGGATGTGGGCGACGACGCCGACACGGACAGCTATTGCGATGGCATTGTCGCGACGGTTGGCACCACGACCGGCTTCAAGGGCATTGTCGGCTGCAACGGCGTCCGCGCCCTTGGCGACATCACGGGCGGCGTTCAAGTTTCAACAACGACGGCTGACGAGGTCGAGATCGTCGTCTCGGCTGATCCGGGCGCCACGGGCGTTACGGTTCGCCTGACCTTCTTCGGCATTCAGGCTGCCTAAGCATGGCCTATGTCCGCCCCCGCATTCGCATTCGCGAGAACAGCCGCAGAATCGTTCGCGGGGGCGTATGGGACGCAGAGTGTGGCCGCACTGTCTTCCAGGCGACCCGAACCGAAGTGTTCAAGGTGGACGTCGATTTCACGGACATCCTCGACAGCGCAACAATCACGGCAACCCTCACGTCCGATGGCGTAACAGCCACGGCTGCGGTATCATCCGGCGTTGTGACCCTGAGCATCTCGGCCATAGCCAATCTTGGTGACGTTGACCTCAAGGTCACGTTCAGCGATGGGCGAATCCAAGAGGAGTTCCTTCGGTTCCGCGATCCGTTCGCAATAGCCAGCGACGACTACGGGCCGATCAAAATCCCAGCATGACCGATTTCAGCAAAGAGCTTGAGGTTGACGAAGACATTGCCGACGCCCTGTCGTGCGGTGCTCCTATCTTTGAGACAGCCCATCATCTCGGCGTGGACCGCGTCGAGTTTGCTCGATTGGTTCTGCGCGGTGTAGGTCTGCGTAATGGTCGCGACCCGTCTACCTTCGTGCGCGACTGCCACAAATGGGCGCTTGATTTCAAGGCGTCGATATGACCGATTTTGCCAAGGAACTTCAGGCCCAAGCCTACCTTCTGGTCGATGACAAGATCAGCCTGGAAGACTTCCGCCTCTGGTACGTGGCAAACGTCGCCAGAACGCCCACAGAGGCCCCCACAGCGGCCAAGCCAGCCCGCAAGGACAGCGAGTTCTCAGACTACTACGGCGCACCCTACGAGCCTATGGACGACGACATGCGCCAGCATCACCGCGACCTGACGGGAGACGGCGACCCATGACCCGACGCGTCTCGATCACCCTCACTGATGAAGATTACGCCAGCGTCAAGGAACTCGCCCGCATCACACAATGGCCTATGGCTGAAATGCTCAGCATCCTTCTGATGCAGGAAGTCGAGAACCAGTTCGAAGCAATGGACGACCACGACGCTGGCCTGACCCTCGCCCAGCTTCCCGTTGCGGGGAATGCGTGATGGTGGAATTTCGCGACGTGTTCTTACAGATGGGCGTCCACCCCCAAGGAGCAACGCGAGCGGATAACGCGCTTCGGAACCTCGCCGCTGAATGGCGCAGATCGGATGCGACCATGTTGGAGGATGCCGCCCATTTCATTTTGGCAAATCCAGTCAAAATTCTGATGGTAGGAAACTCAGGCCGCAAAACCCTGACCGTGTTGGAGAGCTTTGCTCAGGGCGTTCTAGATGGAAGCCTGACCGTTGAGGTTGATGGCGACGAGCGATCGCTGCCAATGGAACATGCTATGGCAGCCGTTTACAACAGGATGTGAGCGGAAACGCCTAGGACGCGGGTTTGATTTCCATCCCGCAAATTCAAAAGCTTAGAAGAAATCAATCATGGACGGTAACGACTTCCCCAAGCGCGGTGGAAAGCGCCAAGGTGCGGGCCGCAAGAAGGGCTCCAAGCAGAAGATCGCCAAGACGCATCTGACCAAGTCAGCCCTGATCGCAGCGGGCGATGGTGAGATGCCGCTTCAATACATGCTGCGCGTCATGCGCGACCCGACCACAGACGACAAGCGCCGGGACGCAATGGCGACAGCGGCTGCAACGTACATCCACCCGAGGCTCAGCTCTGTTGACCTGAAAGCGGACGTGAACGTCACCGATGACACAAGCGAGCTTACAAAGGCCCAGCTTCTCGATATCGCCCGAGCAGGCCGCCCGAGAGCTGCTGCGCCGGGAGATGTCGCAGGAAAGCCTGATAGCGTTCACAAGGTACACTAAGCCGGATTACCAGCCTGCGGGCCATCACAAGCTGATTGCCGAGGCGCTGGAACGGGTCGAGCGGGGCGAGTGCAAGCGCCTGATGATCTTCATGCCGCCGAGGCATGGCAAATCGGAACTGGCCTCAAGGCGCTTCCCGGCATGGTTTCTGGGTAGGAACCCGGATCGATCGATCATCGCGGCGAGCTACAATAGCGAACTGGCAACCGACTTTGGCCGTGAGGTCAGGGACGTTGTTGGGAGCAAGCTTTACGCGAACGTCTTCGACACGCGGCTGTCCGAGAACAGCCAGGCGGCAGGGCGCTGGCACACGAATGGCCGGGGCGGCTATGTGGCTGCCGGTGTCGGCACGGCGGTTACGGGCCGAGGCGCGCACGTCCTGCTGATTGACGACCCACTGAAAGACCGGGTCGAGGCTGACAGCGAGGTCACGCGCGAGAAGGTCTGGCGCTGGTATACGTCAACTGCCTACACCCGCCTTGAGGGCGATGTGGCAGCGTCTGCGATTGAAGACGACGACATCTGGCAGGACTTCCAGAAGGAGATTGCCGCAGGCGAGGCCGAGCCCTTTGAGGGCGCCATTGTTTTGATCATGACTCGCTGGAATGAAGATGACCTCGCAGGCCGTCTGATCGCGGCGCAGGCAAATGGCGGCGACCAGTGGGAAGTGCTGGACCTGCCGGCGCTTTCCGAGGATGGCAAGGCGCTCTGGCCCGAGAAGTATTCGGCTGAACGGCTTGGACGGATCAGGGCGGCGATCGGCCCGCGAGACTGGACGGCGCTGTATCAACAGAGGCCCGCACCCGAGGAAGGCACCTACTTCCAGCGCGCATGGTTCAAGCGCCATGCCCGCAAGCCTGATGTGGTGAACACCTACATCACAAGCGACTACGCGGTGACGGAAGGCGGCGGCGACTACACGGAACATGCGGTCTGGGGCCTCGACCCTGACAACCGGCTTTTCATGCTGGACTGGTGGCACGGGCAGACAAGCTCGGACGTGTGGATCGAACGCCTGCTGGACCTGATTGATCGCTGGAAGCCGCTTTGCTGTTTCGGTGAAAAGGGCGTGATCGAGAAGGCGGTGAGGCCGCAGCTTGATCGCCGGATGATGGAACGCGGGATTTACGCACGGATGGAATGGCTGCCCAGCATTGCGGACAAGCCGACGCGTGCGCGCTCGTTCCAGAGCCGTGCGGCAATGGGACTTGTGAGCCTGCCCGAGACGGAAGACGGAGAGCGTGTGCTGTCGCAACTGCTGACATTCCCTGCTGGCAAGTATGACGACGCCGTCGATGTGTGTTCCCTGATGGGCGCTGCGATCGACCAGGCGCATTCGGGGATTGCCATGCCTGCCAACCAGCGTTCTGCGGGCCTGAGCGGCTATGGCGCCGCTACCGACAACCGAGGCACGTCATGGAGGACGTGAAGCAGCCAGCCCCGGAGTTCAAGGGCAAGACGATCGAAGCCTACAAGCGGATGTTCGCTCGCGCGGAGGAAGCCTGCACGGAAGCCCGCAAGCTGGCGCACAGAGACCGCGACTGGCACGACAACTTCAACGACAACCAGTGGAGCGATGAGGAAAAGAAGATCCTCATCCAGCGCCGTCAGCCTCTGGTCACGTCGAACCGGATCAAGCGCAAGGTCGGCTTTCTCTGCGGCCTGGAGCAGAAGCAGCGCACGGACCCCAAGGCATTTCCGCGCAATCCAGAGGACACGGACACCGCAAACACGGTGACGCAGGTTCTGGACTTCATCGAGCAGGAGACGCGGTTCGACCACATCGCCTCACAGTCCTTCCGTGACCTCAACATCGAGGGCATCGAAGCCGTCGAGGTGATTGTCGAGGGCGACAAGATCGCGATCAACCATCTGATGTATGATGGCTTCTTCTACGATCCGCGTTCGAAGAAGCGGGATTTCTCGGACGCCAGATACCTCGGCTATCAGGACTGGTTCGACACTGACGACGCGTTCGATATGTTCCGCAAGAAAGGCAAGACCCCGCAGGAGCAGGAAGAACTCGACGCCAAGCTCAAGGCCAGCCTCGAAAGCTCGTATGAGGACGGCACGCAGGACGAGGGCTACGATGACAAGCCCTGGCAGATGTGGGGCGACGAGGACCGCAACCGCGTCCGCATCGCGTGCATGTACTACAAGGGCGATGGCGGGGTCTGGAATTACGTCTACTTCACGGGCGGCGGCATCCTGAAGGAAGGCGTCAGCCCCTATCTGGACGACGATGGCAAGCCCGATTGCGCCATCATCGCAGCCTCGGCCTACATGACGCGCAAGAACGAGCGTTATGGCTCGGTGCGGGACATGATCTCGCCCCAGAGCGAGATGAACTTCCGTCGATCGGCAGCGCTGTTCCTGATCAAGCAGCGTCGGACGTGGGCGAGGGCCAAGGGCATCCTGCCGCCGAACACCAGCGAGCAGCTTGCGAATGCTGACGGCCAGCTCATCGCCAACGGCATCAAGGATCAGGATTGGGGCTTCATCGAGAGCGCGCAGGAAGTCGCGCAGAACTTCCAACTGCTGCAAGAGGCCAAGGGCGAGATCGACGCACAGGGTCCGAACGCGGGGCTTCAGGGCCGCGGCACGGAGAACCAGAGCGGCATCGCTATCGAGCGCCAGCAGCAGGCGGGGCTTGCCGAGGAGAACGACCTCTTCGACACGCACAATGATTTCAAGCTGCGGATTTACCGGGCGATGTGGTTCCGGGCGAAGCAGTTCTGGACCGAGCCGAAGTATCTGCGGATCACGGACGACGAGAACGCCTTCAAGTTCATCCACCTGAACCAGCAGCAGCCTGTGATCGACCCGATGACGGGCCAGCCGCAGATGGGACCGGACGGCCAGCCGGTCATGCAGATGATGCCTGGCACTGAACTGGCGAAAATGGACGCCGACATCACGCTACATGCAGCGCCGGAATCGCTGACGCTCCAGCACGACGAGTTCGTGCAGCTTGCCGACATGGCGAAGGCAGGCGTTCCGATCCCGCCTGACGTGCTTCTGGAAGCCTCGCAGATCAAGGACAAGACCAAGCTGGTGAAGCGCCTCAAGGAAGAGGGCGGGGCGCAGGCCAAGCTTGAGCAGGCCGCGCAGCAGATCGAGCAGATGGGTCAGGTCATCGAGCAGATGAAGGCCGAGCTTGAGAAGGCGGGTGGGGCCGACAAGCAGCTCGAAATGGCAAAGCTCCAGATGGAAGGCCAGAAGGAAGCGGGCAACGCGCAACTCAAGGCTGCCGAGATGGAGATCAAGCGGGCCGAGCTTCAACTCAAGGGCGAAGAAATCAACCTGAAGCGCGGCGAGCTTGGCATCAAGGCGCAGGAATCGCAGTTGAAGCAGGCTGACCTTGAACTGCGCCAGACCGAGCTGATGACCACGACGCAGCTACAGCGCGACCAGATGGCGATGGCAGAGCGTCAGGCATTCGAGGCGCGTCAGATGCCTCAGCAGATTCCGACCGAGAAGCCGGATCGCACAGCGGACGCAATGGGCCGTGGCCTTGAAGCGCTCGCTGCGGCGATGAGCAAACCGAAGTCAATCGTTCGCGGGCCAGATGGCCGCGCCATAGGGGTTGAATAATGTCTAAAGGCAATACTTTCGAGAACGAGTTGCTTCTCTTGCTCTTTAACAACACGGCGGTTGCGCTGATCGGTGACGCATCCGGCTTGCAGCCGTCAGCTACAGCAGGCTCGCTGTACGTCTCGCTGCACACGGGCGATCCTGGCGAGGCTGGAACGCAGACGACGAGCGAGTGCGCCTACGGCAGCTATGCGCGCGTGGCTGTTGCTCGCTCTGGCGCAGGCTGGACGGTCACGGGCAACGCGGTGACGAACGCTGCGCTTGTGCAGTTTCCGCAATGCACGAGCAGCTCGGAGACGGCGACATACTTCGCGATCGGCACGGCATCGAGTGGCACGGGCAAGGTGCTGTATCGCGGGGCGCTGTCGGCTTCGCTTGCCATTTCGTCAGGTATCCAACCGCAATTCGCAGCCGGTGAAATTGACGGCACCGAGGACTGAGCCTGATGGGCTTTCTCTCGCATCGGGAAATCAACGACGCCTTTGACGCGGGCAAGTACCGCGTGTTTGGGTGGCGCAAAGTTCCCTCTCAGACGACGGCCTCGGGCATTTGGTTCGACCTCTCGATGAGCCCCGGCAATCCGGTGCCGAACTACTACGCGGCCTCGCCGCTAACCTCTAAGCGCCTGGCTCAATCGAGTGACGGCGGGCTGTTTCATGGCGGCTTGTCCAACCCGGTCACGGTGACGTTCGGATCATCGGACGCAACCGGCATCCTGATGACGACGCCGAGCGACTATCCGACGTTCACCCGGTTCCGGTTGAGCACGACCAGCGCGCTGCCTACGGGTCTGGCGATCGACACGGACTACTACACGATACGGGTGTCAGCGACGACCTCGCGGATAGCCACGACGCTGCTCAAGGCGCAGCAGGGCGTGTTCATCACGTATGACCCGGTGCTCGGGAGCCTCGGGGCTGGCACGCAACGGCTTCTGGAGCTGACCAGTTCGACGGAGCATCTCTACCGCCTGATGGCGATCAGCCTGACGACCACGGCGGTCCCGCTGCCCTGCATCCTCTGCGATTACCTGCTGTACTATCCATTCATCGACATGAGCACGACCGACCCGCAGGCAATGATCGTGGGCGAGACGCTGACCCGCTACACGGACGGCGTTGGCGTGCAGATGATGGCGGTTGAGGTTGCCTCGCAGATCGGCGGCGTGCAGTTCAACGTGACCTATACGAACTCGGACGGCGTTGCGGGGCGGGTGACGCCCAACGTGACGTGCAACTCTCAGGTGAGCGTCGGCACGATCATCACGACGGCGACGAATACGGCAGGCACTGCGGGGCCGTTCTTGCCGCTTCAGACGGGCGACAAGGGCGTGCGGTCCATCGAGCAGGTGACGTTCCTGACGGCGGATGTGGGGCTGATTACGCTGGTGCTGGTGAAGCCGCTGGCGAACCTTGGCATCTACGACATCACCGGCCCTGCCGAGAAGGAATACATGACGTCGTCTCCGGGCCTGCTGCCTGAGATCAAGCCCGACGCGTACCTGAACTTCATTGTCTATCCGTCCGGCACGCTTGCGGCAGCGCCGATCTTTGGCACGATTGAAACGGTGTTTACCTGATGGCTGGATTTAGCTCGCTCGACAACCTGGTGAGCAACGTCTCCAACTCGGGGAAGTTCTTCCGGGCTGACTGGAACAAGAACCACGCGACGGGTGGAACGGTCATTGCGGGCTCGTGGCAAGGGCTGATGGGCGGTGCAGGCAATCCGATCGCCAACGCCCAGCTTGGCGCAGGCACGACGCTGCGCGAACACCCGATGTATGACTTCACGACTGCCATTGCCTCGGGCGGCATCCAGCACGGCGGCAACGTCAATGCGGCATGGGATGGCTACAAGGTCATCCTGAACGCCAGCGCCTTCTCGGCGGCGACACCGCTTGCGCCCGCTGTGATGATGCTGGTCGATCTGCTGACGGTCACGCCGCTGCTCAACGCGACGATCTCAACGACCGGCACCAAGACGCTGGTGAACACGGAAGCGGTGACGTTCTCGTCGTCCTCCGGCCTTCTGATGACGACCGTTGCCGACATCGACACGTTCACGCCATGCAGCTTCACGACATCGGGCGCGCTTCCTACGGGCCTTGTCGCAGGCACGATCTACTGGACGGTACGTGTTGGCGCGACGACCTCACGCCTTGCGACGACGCTGCAAAACGCCATCGCGGGAACGGTCATTGCGTTCGCGGATGCGGGCTCTGGAACGAACACATTCACGCAACGCTTGCCGAGGTATTCAGACGGCGCAGGCGTGCAGGGCTTCCTCGTCGCGTCCACGGCGGGAACGGCAGGCACAACGACGTTCCAGTTGACCTATACGAACAGCGCCGGAACCGGCTCACGCACAACGCCATCCTCGCCAGCCCTGCCGACGAACAACGCGACGGCGCCGCTGCTGACCATTCCATATTCGGGCATCGGCTCTGGCAAATACGGGCCGTTCTTCCCGTTGCAGGGAGCGGATGCGGGCATCAGGACGACGCAGAACATCATTCTCGCGTCATCGGGCGTCACGACCGGGGTCTACAACTATTGCACCGCACGCCCGCTCCTGACGCTGCCGATCACGACGCTTGGCGTGGCTTCAGAGCGCGATCTGGTGAACCAGTTGCT